AAGATACAGCCGGCTCAGATATGAGTGTGCTCGTTTAATATAAAAATTGGCGAAAGCTGGTAACAAATTTTTATATTTAAGCCATAAACTATAATTTGGTAGTTGTTGGTAACGTTGATGTATCGGATTACGCAAAGAGAAATAGGTGAGAGATACGGTATAAATCAGTCACAAGTATCAAGATATTGGAATAATAAAACAAGATATTGGAATAATAAAACAAGATATTGGAATAATAAAACAAGATATTGGAATAATAAAACAAGATTATAATATATTAATTTTATTTATTTTTAAATTAATTAAGGTTATTTGAAAAATTTTTTTTCTTTTTATATATTATAAAAAAACAAAATGGCTGGTGGATTAATGCAATTAGTAGCGTATGGAGCTTAAATATCTGGGCTCAAATAGTAAGCTGCTGATATGGTTCGTATATATACCATATCAGGGAAACAGTATAAATATACGAATAAGGGGTTAAACTGTGATAATCCTTTATTATATAACTTGCTAGTGAAAATAAACTTTTTTATAAAGTTATTTTTTGCGAAACTTTCAAATTGCGGGAACCTCTTTAGAGCTTTAACTACTACTTAATAATAGTGATATTATTAATACCAAAGGGTAATGTCCTGAGGCATAGTAAAAACGTTAAAGATTAGACAATCCGCAGCCAAGCATCTTGTATTGTTAAAAATTGAATAAAAATATTTTATTAATAATTTTAAATGGATTATAGGTGAAATTTATTGTATAACAAGTCCTTCAAATAAAAAATATGTTGGTCAATGTGTTAAGTTATTATCAAGTGGTAAAAAATGGGGATATTTAAATAGATGGAAACAGCATATAAGAGATGCTACAATTGGTAAAGACTATTGTAGATTATTAAATAATGCCATTCGTAAATATAATCCAGAAAATTTTACTATTGAATTAATAAAAGAATGTGAAATAAAAGATTTAGATTATTATGAAAATCTTTATATTGAACAATTAAATACAATGACGCCGAATGGTTATAATTTAACTTCAGGTAAAACAACATCAAGACAATCTGATGAAACAAAAGAATTACGAAGAGAAAGTATGATAGGTAAAAATTTAGGCAAGATTTTAGACAAACGTCCAAGAAAAAGGCCTGAAGATTTAAATTTACCAAAATATCTTCGTTATTATAAAGATTCATCTGGTAAAGAAGGATATAGAATAAGTCATCATCCAAATTTAAAAGAAAAGTCATTTGTAAGTAAATATACTTCTATGGAAGATAAATTACTATTAGCAATGGAATATTTAAATTCAGTTTAGGTAGATATAAGATGAAGGTTCAACGAGTAGACGGAAGTTGGGATTTAATGATGATACTAGCCATATCTGAAAATTCTTAAGGTGTACTCTATTCCTAATAGAGATATTAGGTATTTTTTAATTTGTAAATTTATTAGTAAATTTACGGTTAAAAAAGCAAGATATTTACCTCACAGGTAACCCACAAATTACTTTCTTTAAAGTCGTCTACAGACGTCACACTAACTTCGCTCTCGAAGCTATTGAACAGACCTTCAACGGAACTGTTGACTTCGGACGCAAAGTTTCTTGCACTGTTTCCCGAAACGGTGATCTTATTCACAAGGTCTACCTTCAAGTTGACCTACCTGCTATGAGCCAGGCAACTGGTGATGTTGCTTGGACTCGTAACATTGGACACGTTATCATTGACTACGTTAACATTGAAATCGGTGGTCAAGAAATTGACCGTCACTATGGTGACTGGCTCAACATCTGGAACGAACTTACCCAAACTGCTGAAAAGGAGGATGGTTATAACGTCATGATTGGTTCTACTCCCGCTCTCGTCACACCAGAACCTACCATCGCTGCTTCTACCCTTTACGTTCCTTTACAGTTCTGGTTCTGCAGAAACCCTGGTCTTGCTCTTCCTCTTATTGCTCTCCAATATCACGAAGTCAAGTTCAACATTTCTTTCCGTCCTGCGTCTGAATGTTACATTACCACTAGTGGTGCTGCTCCATCATCTGGAGTCCCAAGCATTTCCAATGCGTCCCTCTACATTGACTACGTCTACCTCGACACTGATGAACGTCGTCAATTTGCTCAAGTTCAACACGAATACTTAATTGAGCAACTCCAATTCACTGGAGCTGAATCTTACAGCAACTCCGCTGTCAAGTCCAAGCTTGCTCTTAACCACCCTTGTAAGGAACTTGTCTGGGTTCTCCAACTCAACGCTAACGTTGCTGCTAACAAGAATCGATGGGCTGATTACACCAACTCTGCCAACACCCCTGAAGCGGAATACGTTGGTGATGACTGTCTTGCATCTGCTAAACTCCAACTCAACGGACAAGATAGATTCTCTGTTCGTAATGCTGCCTACTTTAACATTGTTCAACCTTATCAACATCACACTCGATGCCCTGCCACTGGTATCTACGTGTACTCCTTTGCTCTCAACCCTGAACAACATCAACCTTCTGGAACTGTCAACATGTCCCGAATTGACAATGCCACTCTTCTCCTAGACCTTACCACTGCTACTGCTCCAGTCCAACTCCGAGTTTACGCCGTGAATTATAACGTGCTAAGGATCATGGCGGGGATGGGGGGATTAGCATACTCAAACTAATCGGGTGGGCTAGCATACGCTATACCGACCATTTTTTTGGTAATTCTAAAAACTCAATACGTTCAAAAAAATTGAATATTATACTTTTTATATTTAAAACATAAATATGAAAAACAACTATACTTTAGTAAATTATAAAGATAAGAGATATATTGTTGCAGAAACAAGTAATAAAATACCATTTATATTTAATTATGATATATTAGAGAAATTACCTAATAGTAATTTCTTTTTAAGGAATAATTATGTATCTTGTAAAAATAATAATAAAGAAGAATATTTACATCATATAGTTAAACCTTTTACCGATGTTTCTATTGACCATATTAATCAGATTAAACAAGATAATCGTAGACAAAATTTAAGATATGCTAACCAATCAATTCAAAACCAAAATCAATCAAAAAGAAAAAGAGTAGTAAATTTACCAGAAAATTGCGGAATCAATCCTCAAAATATTCCAACTTTTATTTGGTATATTAAAGATGATGGGAGACATGGTGATAGATGGATGGTTGAAATTAAAGATAAATACATTTGGAAAACTACTTCAACTAAAGATTTATCATCTAAATGTAAATTTGAATTAGCAAAAAAACATTTACGTAATTTAATTATTACACAACCAGAATTATTTGTAGAACGTTGTATAAATGGAAAATTAGGAGAAAATGCACAACAATTAAAAAAAGAATTTATAGAAATCCTTAAATTAGCAAGATATGAATATAAAGAAGAAATCAGTAATGAAGATTGTTTAAAAGAAGATATTGACGGATTAACTGAACATGAAATTAATATTTTAAGACAAGATAATGATTATAAACATAAAAATAGACCAGATAACTTTGATATTAGTAATATCCCTAAATATTGTTATTATATAAAAGCAACAAAAGATAAAGGTGATGCGTTTTGTTGTACGAAATTACATCCAAAACAAAAAGAATCAGGAAAAGATTGGACAACTACAAAATCTAAAAAAGTTTCAATTGACGAAAAATATAAACAATTATTGGAATATTTAGATAATAATATATATAATCCTAAAGAAAATATTATAATTAATATATTACCTCAAAAAACAAGTCCAAAAAAAGAAATCACACCCAGTGACAAGTTTAAATTACTTGATAATCAACAATTACTAACTATTATTAAGATGAAATGCGAGAATAAAACAACCCAAGAAGTATCCAATTATATTAAGGAAAATTTCAATATTTATATTAATCGTAATTTTATTAGTAAATTATGGAATGGAGAAAATGTAGGATTATCTGAAGTCATTTTAAATTCAACAGAATATCAAGATATGATACAAAATACAAAGCAAAGAAATGTAAAATCTAAGAAATTTACTAAAGATGAAATTGAATGGGTATTGTCAAATAATTTAGATAAAAGCTTAGGTCAACGCGTTATTTTATTTCAAGAACAATTTAATAAAACTATAACAAAGACATATTTAAGTAAATTTTAATTAATTAAAATGTTATTAATTAAATTGTAATTTAATCAAAATCTTTTTAGTTTAATTTTTGCCGAATTTCAAAAAAATAAAATATTTATTAATTGTATAAACAAAATATGGCTGGACGCAAAAGTTATAAGAAATCTCCTAGTTCACCTAAAGCTCGCTCTGTAAAACGTTCAACCAAACGTTCTCAACCTAAGCGTAAGTCTCAAAAAAAGGCTAAATCTACTGCTTCAACATCTGAATCATCTTCTCCTGCTCCTAAGCGTAGACGTTCGCCAAAGAAGTCTAAGTCTCCAAAGAAAAGCAAGAAATCCAAGTCCCGAAAGTCAAAGAAATCCAAGTCCCGAAAGTCAAAGAAATCCAAGTCCCGAAAGTCAAAGAAATCCAAGTCCCGAAAGTCAAAGAAATCCAAGTCCCGAAAGTCAAAGAAATCCAAGTCCCGAAAGTCAAAGAAAT